GGCATGGATGGCCCGTGGAAGATCGCCAACCAGGCCACGACTTTCCTGACGTTGGTTTTGCCGTTCCCGGATCAGCGCACCCTTCCGGCGGACTTCGCCAGCACCAACTGCGGCGGCGCGATCATCAAGCGCACCGACATTCGGGTGTCGTTCGTGCGGGTGTTCGAGTTCCAGCGCGAGCGTGTTGAGCTGCTGTCTCGCCCGGCCGGCGACATGGCCGGCGCGGTTCCTGTCGTCCCGCAAGGGGGCACGATTGCCTCCGTCTCTGGCGTCACGACCGTTTCGACCGTTTCGACCGTCTCCGCTGTCACCAGCGCCGGTACGCCGCTTGCCCCGGCCACGCCCTACATCCTGAACAGTCTCGCAACTACCAACATCGCCCTTATTTTGACGGGCTCCAGTGGCTTGCAGGCTTTCTACGCCACAAACATCGGCGCGACCCCGGCGTTTGTCAAGCTATACAACAAAGCGACCGCGCCGGTTCTCGCGTCCGATGTTCCTGCAATGGTTATCACCGTTCCTGCAGCAGTGGCCGGTGTTCCTGGGGAGAAGGAGATAACGCCAGGATTTAACGGTTACCGCTTTGCATTGGGATTGGGCATCGCCATAACCGGCGCCGTGGCAGACACCGACGCCACGGCGGTGGCCGCAGGCCAAGTCAAGGTCATGCTGTCTCGAACCGTGTAAGGACATCGCGCCGGAACCATAAGAGCCAGTTTCCGGTGCTACATCGCCCATTGAACCAGGAGAACACCATGCCGCGCAATTACGACACGACCTCGGGACTGCCTTACCCGCGGGTCTGCCGCATCGTCATCGATCACCACGAGGACGGCACATCGACCGTGACCTACGAGGAGCGCACCGCCATCGTCGATGCAGGCGGCGCCGTGCGGCTGCTCGACGGCCGACCCGAGGTGCGGATGCTGCCGTTGCCTGCGCCGACGCACCCGGTCGGGTATGTCAACCCGGCCACGGGTGCGCAGATTCCTGGCTCGACGACTGTGCAGCAGATGCTGATGGGCATCACCGCCATCTGCCGCCGCGGGCAGATGCTGCTTGACGGCGAGGCCGACCCGCTGCAGCCGCTGCCCTGACATGCTCGTCGCCCACTACATCGGCGCCCACCGCGGCGACAGCCTGCACGTCCGCCTGGGCTGGGCGTGCGTGCGCGCCGTGCAGCGTGGCGAGTACAAGCGCGTCACGCACGTCGAGTCGATCCTCCAGGAGCACGACGACGGCACCGTCACCATCGCCAGCAGCAGCTTGCGCGACGGCGGCGTGCGAGCCAAGCGCGTGTCGCTCAAGGCGGGCCACTGGCTCATCTCTGACGTGCCGCACTGGGACGTGGTGCGCGCGATCGAGCTGCTCGACGACACCGAGGGCTGGCCCTATGACCTGTTCGGCGCGATGGCCACCGTGCTGCCCACGCGCCAGAAGAGCGGTAGCTTCTTCTGTTCCGAGTGGGTGGCAAAGCCGTTCCTGCGCAGCCCGCAGACCTTCGGCCCGGCGCAGCTTGCCGCCATCACCATGAGCCCCGCCTTCGGCCGCAACGTAACGGCCGACTTCTTCGGCAGCCGAGCCGTCGCCTGAAGCAGCATGCCGGCCGTTTACCTCGCGCAGCCCACCACCGCATCCAGCTGGTCATACCGCCAGACCGCCACGCTCTGGCGCCTGGCGGCCACGGCCGAGTGGAGCGGCCAGACGACCTACACGCTCGCCGGGCAGTTTCTGTGCGACCACTCCGCAGAGTCGCGCCGCATGGCCAGCGCCAGCGGCGACGAGTTCGTGTCGCGGCTGCTGATCTACACCTCACTGCCCGACATCAAGCAGGGCGACATGGTGCTGGTGGGCGTGTCTGAGCTCGCCGACCCGTTTGCGGCCGGCGCCCAGGAGGTGCGGGCCGTGGCCTCGTGGGCCGACACCTTCAAGGCCGAAGGCTCCCCCGACTTCCGCATCGCCACCTGAAGGCAGGCCCGCGCGGTGGGCCTTCCTAGCATCCGTCGCATGGATCGCAACCGTGTTCGCGTGGTCAACCGCATGCCGCAGTTTCTGACGGCGACGCAGGCCCGCGCGCAGCGCACGGTGATGACGATGTTGATCCCGATCGGGAGCGAGACGGTCGGCATGATCCCGAGGGCGTCCTCGGACCTTGTCAACTCACAGACGCGCGAGGTCGACATGATCGGCACTGTCGTTCGCGGTCGCATCGGCTTCATGACCGAGTACGCCGCGGCGGTGCACGAGGCGCCGGGCACGCTGCTCGGCAAGAACGTGCCGCGCCCGAAGGGGCAAGGTGTCGTCTGGGGTCCGTCCGGTGAGCCCGAGTTCCTGAAGAAGGGCGCCGAGCAGGCGAAGAATGTCGTCGAGCAGGCCCTGCGCCGGGGGATGCGGCTGTGACGGCCATCGCCGAGCGCATCGCCGATGTCATCCGCCCGGTGCTGCCCGGTGTCGTGCTGTCGTTCGGCCGCGTGGCCGGCGCACCCGACGCACAGAAGCGCTACGCGGTGATCCGCCCGGCCGGCGGCAGCAGCGGCGACCTTGTGCGCCGCCCCCTTTTCACGCTCGACCTCATGGGCCTGCCGAACGGCGACGCCACGCCCACCGCGGCGCTTGTCGAAGCAGCCATTCAGCGCATGCGTCAGCCCGCCGACGGCCTGGTGTTCCTGGCCCCGGGCGAGCCCAGCTTCACCACCACCGCCGAAGGGCGGCCCCTGTCTTCGGTCGCCATCGCGGCGATCACCGAAACCGCACCTGTCTGAACGCAGAGGAGAGAGACCATGCCCGCCTACACCGGCCGCGACGTACTGATCGAGTTCGCCATCGGCGACGAAAACGCCGTTCTCGGCTCCCTGGTCTTCAAGACCCTCGGGATGATGCGGGGCAAGGGCATGAACGTGAACTGGGACGTGGTCGACGCCACCGGCGATAAGAGCGCGCAGTACACGCGCCAAAACCTCGTGACCTTCAAGCAGGTCGAGTTCAGCGGCGACGGCGTCGCCTACACCGAGGCCGTGCACAACCAGGCCGAGCTGAAGGCGCACATCTACAACCCGGGCGCTGGCACGGGCGGCCAGCCGAAGGCCTGGATCCGCCAGACCGCACCGGACGGCGTGACCGTCGGCCCGTTCATCTTCAGCGCCTGGGAGAGCGCGTCGCCTTTCGACGACGTTGTCACCTGGAGCACGAGCGCGCAGTCGAACGGCGCCGTTACCTTTACCCCGGCCTGACCGCCGCACCACTTCAGGAGCCTGAACCATGGCCGCTATCGCAAGCATCGAAGCCAACGCCAATGCGGACTTCGCCGCCCCGCTGACTGTGCTCACCGCCAGCGACACGATCACATTCACGCCGGGCCGCGTGCAGCTGCTCGTCATCCGCAACCCGACCGCCGGCAGCCTGACGCTCAAGATCGACGGCGACGCCGGCACGACGCTGCCCATTGCCGGCCTGGGGAACGTGAGCGTGGCCGGTGGTTATGACATCGTCGTCGGCGCCGGCCTGTCGCGCTCTGTCGTGCTGTCGCGGATCAGCGGCTACTGCCAGGGCGTGGTGACGCTGACCGGCGCGGCCTTGTGCGTCGTGCAGCTGTTCAACATCTGACCGGCCTGCGCCCCGGGCATGCTGGTCGAGCACGGCTTCGTCCGCGCGCAGCTGCCTGACGGGCGCGAGTGGACCTTCACCCCCAGCATCGGCCGCGTCGCTGAGCTGGGCACGCCGGAGGGCGTCGTCGAGGTGTACGCGGCGCTGCACGGCCCGCGCGCTGCCCGCGTGGCTGGCGAGGTGCTGGCTTGGCTGTGTGACCAGGACGACGCTAGCGATTTGATCGGCTGGCGCGATGAGCGCGGCGAACACGACGGCGCGATGCCGGCCGCCGAGCAAATCATCCTTGCCCGGCACCTCATGCAGCACGGCGTCTGCGGCAAGCCTGACCCGGCCGCGGCCAGCGACGGAGGCAGTTACAGCAGCCGCTTCGACGCCTCGCAGTTCATCGCCCTCGGGCGCGTGCACCTGGGCATGACGCACGACGAGGCGGCCGCGCTTTCCATGACCGAGCTGCAGCAGCTCATGGCCGTGAAGTTCCCGCCGCAGGAAGGCGCGAAGGGCAAGGACGTGCCCACCAAGGCCGAGTACGAGGCGGCGATGAAGCGGCTGAAGGAGCGGCGCGGTGAATAGCCCGGGTGGCATGAACGTCGGCGGCGTCTACTATGACGTGTCGCTAGATGCCGGCGATGCGCTGCGCGAGTCCCGCAAGGTGACCGGCATGCTGCGCGGCTTGGGCGACGAGGGCGACCGGCTGCGCATGCGAATGACTGCGGTCGCCGCCGCCGTTAGCGCCGCCATCTCGGCCATCGCGGTGGAGGGCCTCACGTCAAAGCTGATCGCGGCACAGCGCCAGTTCGACGTGATGTTCGCCAGCCTCAAGACCGTTACCGGCGGCGCGAACAACGCCAGCATGGCGTTCGATCGGCTGCGCGAGTTCGCGGCCA